CCTCAACGATCTGCCCATCGAAGAAGCACGGTCTTTCCTCGTCGACACGGAGGGGGCCTAAGGGGTGCCTGCGGGCTTTTGCCTGCGGATGCCTGCGGGGCCACCCTTTTTGGGGTGGCCCCTTTTTCGTTATAGGTCGACCGTCACCAGCCGCAGCCGCTCGCGCCGCATCGTTTCGTCCGGCGCACTCCTCTCCCATGGGGCTTCCTCACCGAACGCCCTGTAGTGCGCCGCCAGGTGGGCTCGTATCGCCGAAAGCGCCGACTCCGGCACGTTAGTCTGGTTTAATCGCGCCGCAGCGGCCGTCAGGCCGCGCCAGACAACCTTGCCGTCACTCGCCCTATGGTGCGGCAGCGATAGCTCGCTGAAGCTGTCTGGTGGCATTGTGGGCGACCAAGTGAAGTGGCCCGCTATGTCATCGCGCTCTTCATCGCTGAGGTCCGACCACTGCTCGGAGGTGAAGTCCTCTAGCCTAGGCCGCTCCCACGGGGTGCGGCGGTCCTCGTCGACTGCCGTGCTGATGTTGTCTGGCACGACACGCAAGTCGATGCCAGCCTCTTGGGCACTGCGTACCGCCACGCTCGTCTGTTTGTAGGCGGGCCACGTTACGGGGCTGATCTCACGCAGGTCGATCTGCTTGAGCGTCCTTCTGACGGGCTTCGAGTCCTGCTCCCAATCGTCCTCGACGGTCACAAAGCCAAAGCTCATGCTCTTCACGACCCCGCGCTGGAGCAGGTCAAGCTGGCGGTCACTAAAGTCGCTGGCCTGTGCCTCAAACCATATCCCGGATTTCCGAACCTCAAGCTCCAGCCCGCTTGATTGTCGGGTGATCGGGTCCGTTGAGTCGTGTTGCCATAGCATCACCACGTCGGTGTCGTCCACCGCGACGGCTCCCGGCTCAATGCGTTCAATGAACCCACCGAGGTCCGCAGAGTTTCGGTTAAAAGGAAGGGCAAGCCCCCTGATGGTCTTGGCTCCTTCTTCAGTCTCGCGAACCTCGAGGCCCTCGAGGTTATAGTCTCGTCGTTCGATTTTCATGTCCGTGTCTCCCTCTCTATGTGCCGGGTGATATAAAGCAATCGCAACCGGGATGCGCTGGCGGATGGCCTACGTTTCTTGGAACCTTTAGCCTGCCTTCTTTAGTATCAAAGGCCGTCCCGGCCTCTAGGAAGTTTCCTGACGCGATGATGTTCCTTCCGTTTAGCTTTTTGCAGAACGGGCACGTCGCGCTCCCTGCCGTGACCCAGCGCAAGCTGATGACGCCCCCCGCCACATAAGCGAACTTCGTGAAGGCACCATTGCCCTCAGTCGTCTGGCGGCTGGCCATCTTCTGCGCTCGCTTATCGAGCCACTCGGCGAGCTTTAACTCTAAAGCGTTTAGCACCTCGGTGAAGCTCGTAGTGCTGATGATGGACTGTAGCTCCTGGCGGGATGTCCTGGCGTGTTGCGCCGCCGAAACGGCAACGTAGCCCTTAATAAACTCCTCGAGTTCTGGCGTGAACTCGGGCGGAAAGCCCACCTCTAGTGCCGCCTGCGTATAGATCTCGCGGGCATAGGATCGCACCACTGGGAGCATCGCCTCTGCAATCACTTCCGTGAACTCGCCGTGATAGAACTCCTCAAGGTCGCTGTGAAGCCCATCCGTGCCACGCAATTCACGATCGGGCGTGAAGCCTGTGAGTTGCTTTTTCATCATCCGCTGCACGGCTTTGACCTCGCGCTTCAGTAATCGCTGGCTGGCATCTTCTATCAGCGGCCTCGTCGCCTCTGCGATCCTACGGCGATTAGATAAACTGCGGAGTTCGCGCAGGCCAAAGCTGTCGTCAACCTCGACGTGCTTGCTCCTGAGTTCGTTGCGTAGTTGGCTAGCCGCTTCGTCTTCGCCTGGACCCGCCTCGGCTACCGCCACCGGAGCAATGTTGAGCGGCATCCAGTGGACCTCGCCAGCACGTGAGTCGAGCGGGTTCATGTTCTCGCGAGCCCGCCACTCGTCGATAGTGAGTGCTCCGTTTTGGAGCAGAATAGCGTTCGCCTGTGCCCGTGCCATTGTGTCGGGCCGGAGCAGGGCGTCCATATCAAACTCGGTGAACAAAGAGCTATCGCCAAATCGCTCAAGTATCGATTTTCGGATCGCCTGTTCCCAGCGGATTGCCCAAGGTCGAACGCAATTTATTGCGAAGGATTTATTTTGCTCCACCACATTAGAAAAGGTCGATCTGTCAAGCAACATCAAGAGATGAGGTGGGACGTTGAAAAGGCGGCAAATCTCTTCGGCTTGGAATTTGCGCGTTTCAAGGAACTGGGCCTCCTCGGGCGTCACCGATAGCGCGGTCCAGGACAGGCCCTCCTCTAGTAACGCGACCGAGTGTTGCTTGCCCGCACCGTGCGCGGACTGCCAGGACTTCTTGATGTTGCTCCGCGCTTCGGGCTTGAGCTTTCCGGGATGCGATAAGATCCCACTCGGGGTCGCAGAGTTCTGAAAAAATCGCGAGCCGTAGCGCTCCGCCGCTTTACTCAGCGCGATGCTGCCAGCCGACATCGTGATGGGACTGTAACCTATGAGGCCGTCGCTCGAAAGCCCCTTCACATGGAGGATCTCCTCGGACGAGAAGACGCGAGCAGCTTTCATGCCGCTCTTGTAGTGATACTCAATTACACCATCACTGAGTAACTTTAGCTTCATCCTGTCAGGGTGCAGAGGGACGATCGCGATGAGTTCATCGGCGCGGTTTGTCTCCAGCCGGAAGAAGGCATTTCCCCTCAGGCACAGATGGCCTTGACCCATCTCCATGAACTCGACAGCCGTCTGGAATCCGTTGGGTTGCCAGCGGAGGAGGTCATATAACGGCAGATCCCCGGCACGCTCCTTCCCCCCATTTTCCAACTCGCGATAGAGCACTAGCGGCAGAGAGCCGATGGTGCCCGCGATGAGGTTGACGGCCGCCCAGACGGGCGTCGAACTCAGCGCCTCGTGTGGGCTGACCTCTGCCTGGTCCTGCCACTTACTGATGGGCTCGTACCAAAAGTCGTCGAGCGGTCCTGGCGTCTGCCGCTCCTCGAGTACGGCGAAAATGCCCATTACAACCTCCCCATCCTATAGGTGCCAAGGTAGAGGCCAACGAAGCCGAGGGCGATCAGCGCCCCCTCCCAGCCCGTGAGGCCGAATGTGCCGATGGCGATCAGAATCATACCGCCATAGATGTGAACATCGCGCAAGTCGAGTTTCATAAGACGAGTATCCCCTCCTCCTCGTAGACGCTACCGCCGTCCCACAGGGATGCGCGGGCAAGCGAGATGATGGATGCGGCTATGCCGTCGATCTTGTGGGTCTGTCGGCTCTTATCTGGCTTAATGTTTCCTGCTGGATCGTGCCGCAGTTCCACGTTCGCGGCTTGCCAAGCAAGGCATGCGTTACCGCCATGAGCCAGCTTCCCGCTGACGACCAAACGCTCGAACTCTTTCGTTGGCTCAGAAAGCGACATAAAGCCCTGGCGGATGGGGACGACCGGGATGCCAATATCGTCTCTGACCCGAAGCGCCGTCTGCTGGGCTGACCAGGGGTCGTAGGCAACCTCCTGCACGTTGAAGCGTTCACTGAGTTCTAGAATGTCTTTCTCAATCCAAGTGTAGTCGATCACGTCGCCCTCCGTGGGCGTAATCCAGCCTTCGCGTTCCCACGTCGAGTATGGGATGCGGTCAACGCGCTCGCGTTCCGCCATCGTCTCGCGTGGTATGTAGCAGTTCACCGACAGCCGCCACAAGTCGTCGTCGGTTGGCGGAAAGATGAGGGCCAAGGCCGTGAGGTCGAGCTTGCTACTGAGGTCGAGGCCCAGATAGCACTCGCGCCCCTCGAGCGCATCCAAGTCGACCTCATGATTGCAAGCATCCCAGTGCGTCATGTCCAGCCATCGCTCAATCTGCTGGGTCCATTGATTTAGGTGAAGGCGCGAGAAGGCGTTCAGGCTGCTGGGCTGGGATAGAGCCTCGCTCGCTCGTTGTTCAATGAAGCCGGGGTAGATCGACACGCCCAGATTCGGATTCGCCTTCTGCCACGTCTCCAGGGCATAGGGATCGTCGTCCTTGTCTGCCGCACTGATCCACACGAACCACGAGTCGTCCTCAACTGTATTATTGAGCAGAGCGGTCGCATGGTCGTGAAGTTGCCAACCTATCTGCTCTGGATCATAGATTCCGGCTGTGGTGATGCACACGCTCATCGGCTGGCGACGTGCCGCCTGGGCCGTGATGAGCTTGTCGTAGACATTGCGGTCACGGTGAGAGTGAAGCTCGTCGATGATGTTGCCGTGGGGCGAAAGCCCATCCAGGGTGTCGCCCTCCGCACTCAGGGGCTCAAACTTTGAGCGGGTACGCATGACGCTCATGTTGGTCCGCTGGACCTTAATGTATTCCGAGAGCCGGAGGCTCTGGGCGACGATCTCTTTGGCGAACTGGAACACGATGCGGGCTTGGTCGCGCTTCGTCGCCGAGGAGTAGACCTCCGCTCCTTGCTCGCCGTCAGCG